ATGGGTATGAAAAAGCGTGCTCGCACCAGTCTTGACAGCTCGGCACAAAAACGTCGGAACGAAATCGCAGCCTTGTTGGTGTCCGGGATATTGAAGGTAGAACCCGCCATTAAGCCGCTCTCCGAAAAACTCTCAAATTCTTCACAAAAAGCCCTTGAGCTTTCGCCGGAAACGAGGCTCAGTGTGTCCATAATATAGTATTTATGGAGAAAATATGGACACAAAACAAGAGATAGCGGCACTACAAAAAATGACGGTTGCCCAACTGCGGCAAAGGCACATTGACCTGTTCAATGAACCAACACGCTCGTGCAATCGCCAGTGGTTGTTTCGACGGTTGGCATGGCGGGTCCAGGCACTGGCAGAAGGCGATTTATCCGAGCGTGCTAAAGAGCGGGCAAGGCAGCTGACCCGTGAAGCCGACCTGCGTATCCTGCCGCCCAGGGAACTTGAAATGCCAGGTGCCACCGGTATTCGCAGTGTTCCGGCGGCATTTAAGGTGCAGAAGGATGAACGGTTGCCGATGCCAGGTACATTGCTGCCCAGGAAATTTAAGGGACAGATGTATTACGTCAAAGTCCTGACCAACGGTTTTGAGTTTGATGGCGAACTCTACCGTTCCTTGTCAGCAATAGCACACAAGATTACCGGATGCCATTGGAACGGGTATCACTTTTTTGGTCTAACTAAGGGGAGTAGCCAATGAACGAAAAGAAAATAATTCGATGTGCTATTTATACCCGCAAGTCCACAGAGGAAGGTCTTGAGCTGGACTATAACTCGCTCGATGCCCAGCGGGATGCGGCCGAGGCATATATCAAAAGCCAGAAACATGAGGGATGGGTGTGTCTGCCGGAACGATATGATGATGGTGGTTATACCGGCGGCAATCTGGACCGTCCAGCGGCCCAGCGGTTATTGGCGGACGTAGAAGACGGCAAAATTGACTGCATTGTGGTTTATAAGGTGGACCGGCTCAGTCGTTCACTTCTGGATTTTGCGAGGATCATGCAGATACTGGAAAAACGAGGTGTCTCGTTTGTATCGGTCACCCAGCAATTCAATACCACATCTTCAATGGGGCGTCTTACGCTCAATATCCTGTTATCTTTTGCCCAGTTTGAGCGTGAAATCATCTCGGAACGCACACGGGATAAGATTGCCGGGGCACGGCGTAAGGGTAAATGGACCGGAGGACGACCCATACTGGGGTACGATGTTCAGCGTGAGGTAGGCGGCTCAAGGCTGGTGGTTAATCCAGTGGAAGCTGGGAAAGTAAGGAAGATATTTGAAAAATACCTTGAGACCGCATCGTTGATGGCAACATTAAACTGGCTTGATGATAAGAAATGGACCAATCGACCTCAACGAAACAAGGACGGTACACTTAAGAAACCAAGGCCATTTGCAAAATCGACACTTCTGCGGGTGCTGACCAATGTTCTCTACATTGGCAGAGTTCCGCATAAAGAAAATGTGTACCAGGGTGAACATCAGGCCATTATAGACGAGGGCCTGTTTTCACAGGTACAATCGTTGTTGAAAATGAACAGCCACTCCGGAGGGCCGCACCGCAATAAATACAATGCTATGCTCAAGGGCTTGGTACGGTGCAAAAACTGTGGTTGCGCAATGAGCCACCATTACGTTTTGAATAATAAAAAGCGGTATCGTTATTATGTATGTATTAATGCTCAAAAACGCGGGTGGGACAAGTGTGTCTCGCCGTCCTTGCCTGCGATGGAATTAGAGGAGTTTGTGGTCGGCCAGATACGGGCCTTGCGTAAAGATAACCTGTTCTTAAGCGAAGTATTGGAAAAAGCCCAGTCGAAATTACATATCGACATAGAAAATTATCAGATGTCGCTTAAAAAGGCGGAAACCGAAGTCAAGCAAATGGTGCGGTCATTAGGTGAATTGTCGGCACAAGCGGTGTATGATACTCAGGCAGAAAATAAACTTTCCCAATTAAAGGAAGAGATACATCAGAAAGAGCAAGCCATAACCAATCTGAATGAGAAAATTATCTCCGCACGCCGTCGGATGGTCAATACCGACGAGATGACGGGGGCAATAGAGGCGTTTGATCCTATTTGGAAATCCCTTACGCCACATGAGCAATCTAAGCTGATTCGGCTGCTGGTCGAACAGGTGGAATATGACGGACAAAACCAGAACGTTACCGTCATATTCCATCCCACAGGAATAAAAACATTAACCCAGGAGGAAGTGTGTGTATGAATGAACCATTGAAAGTGACCCGTAAAATCCACTTTGCGATCAGTGCCAAAGGACGGCATAAAATCCTACCCGGTCCGGAACCCATACGCGATTTGCCGACCGCACGCATTCCCCGTATTTCCCGGCTTATGGCGCTGGCTATCCATTTTGACAATCTTATCCGGTCAAAAGGTCTTTTTGACTATGCAGAACTGGCTTTGCTTGGGCATGTTAGCCGTGCCCGGGTTACGCAAATTATGAATTTACTGCTTTTGGCTCCGGATATTCAGGAACAAATCCTGTTTTTGCCGCCGGTTGCCAGTGGCCATGACCCCATTTCGGAGAGGCATCTGAGGCCGATTGTAGCCCAGTGCGATTGGCCCGGACAAAGAGTCTTATGGAATAATCTTTGTAGAAAAATAATATTCTTATAAAATCAGGTTCAACTCCCAAAAAGTTGGTTATTTTATTAAGCCACGAAGGCCTGTTTGACCTTGAGCACGAAATAGTCGGTATCATGAAACCCATACGCTTTACGTTTGATGACCTTGATTTTATTATTGGCGCCTTCCAGTTCGCTGGTGCCAATCGGATAATCTGCATGGTTCAGGATACCGTATTGAAAGAACCGCAGACGTCCCACAAACCGCCGCACATCGGGATGGTCTATTGTTTCGGCCATGCGACACCAGCTGTCCAGCGTTGTTTTGACTTTCCGGCGGTCGCTGTAATAATACACCATTTTCAACTGGTCTTTAAGCACATACAGGACACTGAGGGTTTCATTCAAAGCCAGAACCTCTTCAAGGCGATTGGCCTGCTCATCCGTGAGGTTCTCGGCGTTCCTGAGCAGCAGATAGCGGCTGCCCTTGAGCACGTTCTTGTCCTGTCGGGTGGCCTTGCGGTATTCATCCCGACGAACCGTATCGATCACTTTTCCGAAGGCCTGCACCACATGAAAAAAGTCAAAGACGATATGGGCCTTTGGACAGTGATGCTGGACCCGATTAATGAAGGGTTCCCACATATCCATCGCCACCGCTTCAATGCCTTGTTTTTGTGTCTCCGTCAGTTCAGCAAAAAATTGATCCAGCGTTTCCTTGTTGCGATTGAGACCCATCCAGACCACCCGACCGGTCAAATAATCCATCACCACCGTCATGTACTGATGTCCCTTGCGAATGGCAATCTCATCCATCGCCAAAATCCGCAGGTTTCCGGCGTCCGTTTGCCCGAACTGCTCCTGCAAAAAGGACTTATCAATCGCCTTGACCGTCTTGGGGTCCAGGTCCAAATGCTCGGCTACGTCCTGAACAGTCATCCATTGACACAGGTCGTGCACATACCGGGCCAACCGATGAGTGACCCGTTTGGACGCATCGGCAAAGTCCAGTCGTTCGACCCGCACCCCCCCGCAGTCGGGACACCAGATTTTCCGGTATTCCACCTCCAGCCAGACCTGGGCATCGGCCAGATTCAGGTCCCGCAGATAACGCCGATGACCCCGCGAATGAACCGTCTGGGCCGGCGATCCGCAGTCGTGGCACAGGGGGCGATAACGCAAGTCCGGCATCATGCGGAGCAGCGCCGAGGTCGTATCGGCACGATGAATATTTTGTTCCCTAATTTTCATTCGCTTAAATGGATAATATCCTGTTATACTAAGACCGGACATTGTGCGTTGCCTTTCAAAATGCAAGTTCTTTTTGACCAAAAGCTTACATACCGAAAGACTGCATAATGTCCACTACTTTTTACCAACTATTTTGGATGAGAACCTAAAATCATTTATTACAAGCATTTACATCTATCTTTGCATTTCTGTTATTTCTTGTTCTTGACAAAACATGTCGAACTGTTTAGTTTTACTAAACAGTAAAGAAATGGTGATTATTATGGTTACTATAAGAAGGTAATTATGGCGGGAAATCCAGAGTTTGGAAAACGTATTCGAGACCTGCGGGCAGCCAAGAAAGAAGCTGACCCTAAGTTCTCGCTTCGTCAGTTCGCCCAGGCTGTCGGCATTAGTGCCACGTACCTGAGTAAGGTCGAAAACGGCGAATTTGACCCACCCGCGCCGGACACGATAAAAAAAATCGCCGCTCTGCTTGGAACCGACGCAGATGAATTGTTGGCGCTGGCAGGTAAAGTGGACCCCGACCTCTCGAAGATTATTATTGAGCAACCCAAAGCGATGGCTGATTTTTTACGGGTTGCCCGCGACCTTCCGGAGGACGAAATTAAAAAGTTAACCGAACAACTTCGCACGAAAAAGGAATGATACGATACACAAAGGCTCACGGATGAAGGTTAAATATCTAACTGAAAATAAAATTGAAACTGCCGCTTTTAATCTTCTGGTTGCTTATGGTCAAAAATATGGCCAAATTACAAAGCCTCCTATCCCGGTCGAAGAAATAATCGAATCACATCTGCAACTCGATTATGGATTTGATGACCTTGCATCGTTACTTTCTATTCCCGATGTGTTAGGTGCGACGTGGGTCGGGAATCGTAAAATACGTATCGATCAATCACTTGACCCAACAGAACATCCGGCCATAGAGGGACGATATCGTTTTACCGCTGGGCATGAATTGGGACATTGGCTCCTTCACAAGGATCAAATTGCAGAAAGAAGCGGTGGGCTTTTTGAAACTGACACCAAACCATCGATTATGTGTCGTACAAAATTGGCCAAAGAGCCAATCGAGTGGCAGGCTGATATGTTTGCGGGTTTCCTGCTGATGCCTAAGGAATTAATACACAATGCGTGGAAGGGACTATTCGGAACGCTCGAACCCTACGTTGCGGTCGATGAAATATCAGATTTGTCATCGCGATGGGGATTGGCTGAAGATAACCGACCGACGGTCAAGGTGGCTAAACAATTAGCCCAGATGTTTAATGTGTCAGGGCAAGCCATGCAGATTCGTCTTATTGGAATGAATCTCATTTTAACAAAAGAGCCTGAGAAAGGATTATTTTAATAAAATTTTTTAAACACTATCGTTTAGTGTTTAGTTGACACTTTAGTTTAATTGGAGAAACATAAATATGGCTACAAATTTCAAACTCAAGAATTTTTCGAACCCGGAAACACTTAAAGCAATCTCCCACCCATTGTTGAAGCGGTTTCTGCAGAAGTATCCCGCTTTCTTTGCACGCAGGTTTTTTGATGTGAATGCGGGCGACCAGTATGATTATGACCATCTGGCCAGTATTCTGCTGTCGCCGGATGAAGACACGCCAGAGGAATTGATGGACGCATTATTCTTCATCGATGAAATGTCGTTGCCGCAGTATTATGATGACTTGATGGAGAAAATGTCGGAAGCAGGAGTTGATCCAGCGACACTGCCCCAACCCACAGCAGCAGACCTGGCCATGGCTATTTGGCTTGCCTCTCCACACATATTGGAAACCATGCATGCTGAACGGTTTATGAGCAAAGCAAAGAAATTCGATTCGTTTTTATCGCTTGATTCGACGCTTCCACCGTTTTCTATGCCAAGTCCCTCAACTATCACAAACCTGGAAAATGACCTCAACGGTTGGTTCGAGACCAAAAAGAGAGGTCGCGGTACAAAGGTATTTGTGTTTAAGCGTGAAGATTTAGTCTGGTTTTTAGTCCGTCATGGCGAGCCTTATAAGCGTGAAGGGACACTCAAAAACGGTGAATCCGCCAGTATTTTTTACCGGCCTGAAAAATTTGATGTCCTTCTGTACAACCCCCAAATCGGGGAGTTGTCAATTCACGCAAATACCAAGGGAGAGAAAAAAGCTTACTGTGAGTATTTCGGCAAGCATCTATTCAATAATGATTGCCTATTTGACATCGATTACAGCGGTGAAAAATATACCCTTGATCCGATTCGTTTTGACGGTCCCGATTCGCTTTTATGCACAGACGTTGTGGGCATTGACGATATCAAGCTTTGTGAATTACAGTTTCGTCATGACTCAAATATGTATCATCTCGAAATACACAGAGCCAATGATGTGTTTGGTGCACTTGGACTCCAGTCGCGTCGTATTCCGCCATCGGCAAAATTGATCAAGGCCAGTTTCAAGATTACCTTCTCCACTTCGGTTCGACCAAGAATTGTCAGTATTCGCCCGCCAAATATTGCCATATTTGACCGTGAGTCTGACAGTACAATCGTCAATGTATGGCTCAAAAAACGAGGATTTATCATTTCCAGGGAGTCTAACGATGACAAAGCTAACACCGGTTTGGCAGTTGCTTGAGAACCGTAATGATAGAACCGCCGTATTGGCCGAGTGGAAACAGCGGGTTGGCGACAGTTTTAGGGTCGTCAGCCCGTTGCTCACCCCCACAGGCCAATATGCCAGTGCGTATCCGCATCCGAAGCCGTATGGTCTGAAACTGTCTATTGTAAAACACAAGAACGGTGATATCGTTGCAGTCTGCCCTGAAGACAGTGATATTCGCATCCCACTGACGAAGCCTGACATTGCACTTTACTGTCTGAATATGGATAAGCTGCGAAAAACGATGACCGAGGCGCTTTCATTGACTCCGGCAAGAGCTGCCATGCCTGAAACATCTGACTGTATATTGCTGGGTAAATATAAACCCAAGCCAGCGGCGGAATTTTCAGCGTACATGATTATTTCCAAACCTCAATCTTTTATTTCGACCGTGAAAGAACTCTGCCAGTCGCAAAGGCCCTTTATTTTGTTAACGACCAGCATGAAGGACTGTACTGAGGAAGCACGTGATTTAATTGAACGAAAGTCATCGATTATCGTTCAGCTGGATGACGTAATTGAATATTGTGATTCGGAAATACAATGTACCACTCAATGGCAGCAGTGTCTGTCGGTATTTACACAAAAAGTAAATCCGACAGGACGCGGTAACTTCGCAAATAAGCCCGGCAAAAAAGGGAAAAAGGTAGATACTAATATCCAGAAACTCAAAGATATACTTATCACACACATCAATAGCCAATACGACCGTATTGAAAGTCAAAAAGTTCATGGTTACAAGCTAAGTGACGCTCCTATTCTTGAGAAACAAGAACTTGGTCGAATGGCAGGCATAAAACCACACGATGTTACCAGGGCATTCAAAAAAGAACCCTATTTAGAAAAGTTACGCGTCATAAGTCATTCCAATGAGGAGATTCAGAAGTACGGTAAACGTTTGTAAATAATAGAATCATAGCTGTGCGACGATACGCATTTGCATTTGCGGGAATATCCTGCAAATGCAAATGCGTTTTTTGTTGCAGTAATCCCCGTATTAATAAGCACTTACATCATATCTAAGAATATTTTTCTCTATTTTCTGCAAACCCGCTGGAGGTTGTGCGGACCGCGTGGCCCGCCGGTTTAACAACCTCCATCAGGAGAACAGAACATGAGAAAAATTGAATCGAACAACAACATCCGAATCGCCGACACATTCCTCAAGCACCCCGGTATCATCGACACACCCGAAAGTATCGAAGCATTTATCGACCGGCAAATCAACACCCGAACGGCAAAACTCAAGAAGTTCCTGGCGCTCCGCAAAATGTCTATCTGTGATATTCGTCAGGAATTTCTGATGGCCATCCTGTCAGCTATGACACGTTTTGATTCCACCAAGTCGTCATGGAGAACTTATGTTTCCGGCGTGTGTAATAACCGGTACTGTGAATTGCGCCGGGAGTATTATACTGAAATGACTGCTCTGGGAAACCGGCTTGGGCTGGATTACGTGGAAGTCCATGAATCCGGCGTCATTCCAACCTATGAAGTCGACTTTGACACCCCGATAGATGTAAACACCGTGGTGGATAAAATGCCATCACGTCTGCGTCAAATCGCCAATCTTCTCAAGACGTATTCACCCGCACAAGCGGCTTCTCGCCTGGGGGTTTCCCGTTCGACTATCAGTCGTGCCATGAACCGAATCCGTGAATATTTCTTAGCGGCCGGATTCCAAAATTGCATGGCGACGCAACAAATTAGCCCCTTGTGCTAATAAATAACCTATAGAGAGGGACACATCTCTCTTCGATCAGTTCGGCAATACATGTGACGTGCGGACTCTTCAGGCAGGGCCGGTTTAAACCGGCACCTGCTTTTAGCTGGCCGGCTATTTTTGGAACAAAACCATTAACAGAAACTTTATTTGAGGATAATTATGAACGTATTGGAACAAGTACACATCGGAAAGCGATCCACACCACCGCGTATTCTACTTTACGGGACAGAGGGTATCGGCAAGAGTACGTTTGCTGCACAGGCGCCCAATCCCATTTTTATTTCGACCGAGGATGGCCTGGGTGAAATCAACTGTGCCTCATTTCCATTGGCCAAGAAATTCACCGATGTCGAAACGTATCTGTCGGCCCTGGCGATGGAGCCGCATGAATATCAGACCGTCGTGATTGACAGCTGCGATTGGCTCGAGCAGCTCATCTGGGACGTTTTGTGCCAAATCTCACATGTCTCGACGATTGAGAAAGTCGACGGCGGCTACGGCAAGGGTTACACAGCAGCCCTGGGCTATTGGCGGCAATTCTGTGACGCCCTTGAAGCGTTACGCACGCAGCGGAATATGGCGGTCATCTTGATTGCCCATACCAAGGTCGAGCGTTTTGAAGACCCGGAATCCAGTGCTTACGACCGCTACGCTCCGCGTCTGCATAAGCATGCGACTGCTCTTTTGACCGAATGGAGCGATGCGGTATTGTTTGCCACGCGGAAATTCCGCACCGAGAGTGAAGATGTCGGTTTTGGCCGGGAACGCACGATTGCAGTCGGGCTTGGGAAAGATGGTGGAGAACGGATTATTCGAACCGTCGGCGGTCCATCCTGTGTTGCCAAGAACCGTTACAATCTGCCGTATGAAATGACCTTATCGTGGGATGCGTTTGTCAACGCTCTCCATAACAACAATGGAACCCCTTCCAATCAGGAGAATATACATGGCTAATTTGAATAATTTTGATGCCAATACCGTTGAATCCGCGTCCGATTTCGACCCCATTCCTGCGGGAAAATACATCGCGGTCATCACCAATTCGGAAATGAAAGCTACCAAGGACGGCAATGGCAACTATCTGGAACTGACATTTCAAATCATCGAAGGCGAATACAAGGGCCAGAATTTGTGGGCGCGCCTGTGCCTGGAGAACAAAAATGAACTGACGGTCAAAATCGCCAGAAGCCAGCTGAGTGCTATCTGCAAGGCGGTGGGAATCATGACGCCTAAAGACAGTGTTGAATTGCACAATTTGCCCCTGGTAATCAATGTCAAGCTCAAGAAACGCAAAGACAACGGTGAAATGGCCAATGAAATCAAAGGCTACAGCAAGCGGGAAACACCGTCATCGCAAGCTGCTGGCGCACCGAAAGGTGTGGCGCCCTGGAAACGCTGAAATTAGAGCTGCCGTATCCGCCGAGTATCAATCACTATTTTAAGCGGCGTGGAAACAGGACGTTTATCAGTTCTGAAGGGCTGTCATTCCGAAGTCAGGTATGCCGAGTCCTTACGGCAGCCAAAGTTCGCCCGATGGCGGGTATGCTCGCAGTCAAGGTCAGAGCATACCCGCCGGACAGGCGTAAGCGGGATATTGATAACATTCAAAAGCCGCTATTGGATGCGTTGGAAAAAGGCCGAGCGTTTTTTAACGACTGCCAAATCAAACATCTGACAACCGTGATGGGGGAATCCATCCAGGGCGGCAAAACCATAGTCATCATACGGAGCATGCGTGATAGAACTTCGTCCATATCAAAAAACAGCTGTTGAGGCGGTTTATCAACACCTGCGAAATCATGACGATAATCCGGTGGTTGTCATTCCCACGGGAGGCGGCAAGACGCCCGTGATGGCGACACTCTGTCATGATGCTGTTAATTTGTGGAACGGTCGGGTGCTTATCCTGGCTCATGTCAAGGAATTGCTTGAACAGACCGCAGATACCCTTTCCAGGATGGCGCCCGAGCTGAGTCTTGGAGTTTATTCCGCTGGATTAAAACGAAAAGACACCCAACATCCAGTCATTGTTGCCGGAATACAGTCGATATATCGGCGTGCATTGGACATGGAACCGTTCGATATTGTCATTATCGACGAATCGCACATGATTCCGCCGGAAGGCGACGGGATGTACCGGACGTTTCTGAGTGAGGCTCATATCGTCAATCCCAAGCTGCGTGTTATTGGGCTTACTGCGACACCGTTTAGAATGACTACGGGCTTGATATGTCAGCCGGACCATTTTCTCAACAGCATCTGTTATGAAGTCGGCATCAAGGAACTGATCCGCGATGGGTATTTATGTCCCTTGCGTTCCAAGGCATCCAAGGCCCGCATTGATACCAGTGTGCTCCATGTTCGTGGTGGTGAATTTATCGCTGCTGAAATGGAAGAACTGATGGATACCGACGCTCGTGTCAAAGCAGCCTGCACCGAGATATTGGAATATACCCAGGACCGCAAAGCGGTGCTCATTTTTGCTTCCGGTATTGCACATGGTAAACATATCCAGCAGATATTGGAACAAGAGCATCATGTCGAATGCGGATTTGTATCCGGCGACAGTCCCGATGGCTGGCGCAAGAAGATGATTGAGGATTTTAGAACCGGAAAACTCAAATATCTGTGCAATGTCAATGTCCTGACTACGGGCTTTGACGCCCCGAATATCGATTGCATTGCCTTGTTGCGACCGACGATGTCGCCAGGTCTTTACTACCAGATGGTAGGGAGAGGATTTCGACTTCATGAAAGTAAAACCGATTGTCTTGTACTCGATTTTGGTGGAAATATTCTTCGTCATGGTCCCATCGATTGCTTACGGATCACCGACGTGTCAGTCAAAGGCGATGGGGATGCTCCCGCCAAAGAGTGTCCCGATTGCCGTGAAGTTATTCATGCCGCCTATGCCCGATGTCCAGTATGCGGTTTTGAATTCCCGCCGCCTGAAAAAACAAAACATGACACCACGGCCAGTGCTGAAGATGTACTGTCCGGTCAGGTCAGCATCGAAGAATACGATGTCCAGGAAGTGCTTTATAACGTCCATACCAAACGAGGCGCCTCGGCCGACACACCCAGGACCATGCGGGTTCAATACAAGGTCGGGCTTGACACCTATATCCCCGAATGGGTCTGTTTTGAGCACAGCGGTTTTGCCCGCATCAAAGCGGAAGGTTGGTGGAGACAGCGGTCCAATGACCCAGTACCGCAAGATTCCGAAATGGCGGTTTTTTTTGCCCAGCAGAAACGGCTCAAAGAACCCATTCAGATAACCGTCCGCAGTGTCTCCGGCGATAAATTTCCCCAGATAACCGGCTATGAGTTTGAGAATCCCCAGGTCGAAGAATGGTCATTCAATAAGTCATTGCCGGAGTATGTCCCTGCAGAAGATGAAATTCCATTTTGATGGAGGGAAATGCAATGGCTGAGAACATGCTGACTTATGCTTTGAAATATGCGGGAATGCAGTTGCCCGTATTTCCGATTATCCCCAAAGATAAAAAACCGCTCACGGAACATGGCTTTAAAGATGCTACGACCGATGTTGCGACGATTCGTCAATGGTGGCTTAAGTGGCCCGATGCCAATATTGGTATGCCCACTGGCGCTGCCAGCGGTTTGGTCGTCATCGATATCGATATCAAAAATAACGGCCAGTATGGATGGCAAGGGCTTCTTGGTGAACAGGGTCCGCTCCCGCATACAGCACAAAGTTTTACCGGAAACGGCATGCATTTGTTTTTTAAGCATCCTGGCTATGCCATCAAATGCAGTCAGAGCAAAATCGCACATGGCGTGGACGTCAAGGCGGACGGCGGCTACGTTGTTCTGCCGCCCAGCGTCCACCCCAGCGGCAAATCTTACGGGTGGGAATTGTCCAGCGATATTGCCGAGGTTACGCCGGTTGAACTGCCGGATTGGCTTAGCCGCTTATTGTCCAACACCGACGAAATTGCCCAACCTGGCCCAACGTGGCGCGAACCTGGTAGCGATTCTATCTTGGAGGGGAAGCGTAACAAGACGCTGGCCTCGATTGCCGGATACATGCAGCGGGCCGCAATCCCCAGTTCGGCTATGGTAGCAGCATTGATGGAAATCAACACCCTGCGCTGTAAACCACCGCTGTCGGCGCAGGAAATCCAGGCTATTGTTAAAAGCATATCCCGCTACGAGCCGGATGCGGCGACGGTTATCTGTGTCGAGGATAAATCAGATGAAATCCTGTTGGGGCAGATTGATGATTCAGCAGAGGTAGATGTTGCCCAGCCAGACCAGGTTCCGCTGGAATTACTGCGTATCCCCGGTTTTATCAGTGAGTTGATGGATTACTGCATGGAGTATGCACCGTATCCCAACCAGGTTCTGTCGTTCTGTGGGGCCGTTTCATTGCTATCGTTACTGGGGGCACGCAAAGTCCGTGACCCGGGGGATGTTCGCACGAATCTCTACTTGCTGGGACTGGCGCATTCATCGGCGGGCAAGGATTCCCCCCGTAAATTGAATACCCACATTCTGTGGCAAATTGGGATGGGTAATTGCGTCGGTGATAAGTTTGCATCCGGTGAAGGTATTCAGGATGCACTATTTATCGAGCCGGCCATGTTATTTCAGACCGATGAGATTGATACCATCCTGCAATCGATTCGAAAAAGCGTGGATGGAAAGAATGAAAGTATGATGGGAACACTGTTGACGCTGTTCTCCAGCAGCGCTTCCTTTTATCCGATGCGAAAAAAAGCGGGTAAAGATGCCCCCAGATTCATTGACCAGCCCAGTTTGACTGTGTTTGGCACTGCGATTCCCAATAATTATTATGAGGCATTGTCGCAGCGGATGCTGACTAACGGTCTTTTTGCCCGCATGATAATCCTCGATACCGGCAAACGCGAAAAAGGTAAGCGGGCCAAGATACTTAAAGTGCCGCATCGAATCCTTGAAATAGCCAAATACTGGGCAGAACTCAAACCGGGTGAAGGAAATTTATCCAACTGGCATCCAGTGCCTCTGATAATACCGCAAACATCGCAAGCGGAAAAACTCATCGACGAAATACGAATAAATTCTGAAGCAGAATATTCCAAGGCAGAAGATAGGAATGATCCGATAGGCACAACAGTCTGGGGGCGTGTGTGTGAGAATGTCTGCAAATTAGCGCTTATCTATGCCATGAGTGTGGACCACCGGAACCCCCAAATCAATGAAGCAGCGGCCAAGTGGGCCGGAGCACTCATGGAGCATCAGACGCGACGTTCGTTATTTATGGCATCGGAGCATTCCTGTGAGAGTGAATTCCACGGTAGGTGCAAAAAACTGCTCAGCCTGCTTCGCAAATGGAAGGAAAAACATGGTCCGGCATGGATGCCATTTTGGCAAATCAGCCGCAAATTACCCTGGTCGGAGCGAGAACATGAGGAAGTGCGTATGACGCTGGAAAATCAACGTCTTATCGACTTTGCCAATAATACGACAGGTGGAAGGCAGCAGCGGGTGTATCGGCTGACAGGTCACTGAAACATTTTGTCATTTTGAAACTTTTTGCGCGCCGACTCTGCAGCAAAAAGTTCAAAAAAATGTAAATCGGCGCGCAAAAAGTCAAAAAGTAGTCAAAAAGTATCGAGAGATAAATCTATGAAAAATAATAACTTATATACAAAAAAACAACTTTTTAACTTTTTGCACTATACCCCACACGCGACGTGTATGCGCGCGTACGCGTGAGGGGTTCGCAAAAAGTCAAAAAGTCATCCATCGAAAATACCGACGTGTTGTCGGTTTTTAATAACCTTTTTTTAGGAGTACGAATATGAAAACGTCAAAGCAAGTTATCGGGTGGGAAATGGTCGTGGCAGTGATTGTTTTGGTCATGATGATGGCTGTATGGATGGGCGGTTGTGAGGGAGTCAGTATCGACCCTGTCCAGATTCAGAATTTGGCAACTCAGACCGAGCAGTTAAACGGCAAGATTGACCAGTTTCAGGAGCAGACCAAACTGGCTCTGCAGTCAACCAAGCAAAACGGAACAGTCGATGCCAACGCCCTGGCCAAGGTCGAAAAACTCCAAACCAGTATCGACTCGGTCCAGGCAAAACCCCAAGCCATCGCAGTAGCGGTCAAAAATGCACAGTATACCAACCCTGCAGATGGAGTGACGACTGCCCTGGAAGGAGCACGAGCAGCCAATGCGGCAACAACTCCCTGGAATCCGTATGCTCCTTTGATTGACTTGGGTCTTGGAATCGCTGCCGCTGCGGCAACCGTTATCGCTCGCAGGAATGCTCAGGCCGCAGCCGAAGCGCAAGCCAAGTACGATGCCCACAAGCAGGGCGTGGAGTTAACCATGAAGCAAGTCTCGCAGTCAACCAATCCCGAAGTCAAGGCCATCGAAACGCAGTTATATCAAAACATCGGACAGGCACGCAGTGCAGTTGGAGCAAGTTAGCATGGATACTGAACGCACCACGTTGGCGCAGGTTCGAAGAGTGGATTCTGGCTTAGGAGGGATCGCAACAATCGCACCTCTCGCAACCTGTCGCAACGTGGGCGGTTTGGTGTAATTCAATGGTTCCTTCCGGCGGCAAATGAAAGAAGACCGCACGCGGAACGGTCGCAAAATAAGACAGACTTGTTTGCCGTGTAAATTATTTTTGGAGAACAGCTTATGCGTATAGAACTTCGCAGTATCGACACCATTTTCCCGTATGACAACAATCCCCGTATCAACGACAAGGCCGTCGATGCGGTGGCGGCCAGTTTGAAGGAATTTGGCTTCCGCCAGCCGATTGTGGTCGATAAAGACGGCATTATTATCGTCGGCCATACCCGCTACAAGGCGGCCGTTAAACTTGGCCTTGAAAAGGTCCCCGTCCATGTTGCCAAAGACTTGACCGATGCCCAGATAAAAGCCTATCGCATCGCGGATAACCAGACCGCAACGCTGGCCGACTGGAACTATGAATTGCTGCCGATTGAGCTCAAAGACCTTGCGGGCATGGAATTTGACCTCGACCTGCTGGGATTTGACCAGGAAGAACTGGGCAAACTCCTCGAACAGGAGGTCAAGGACGGCTTGACTGACCCGGATGATGTGCCGCTACCGCCTGATGAACCCACGACCAAACGAGGTGACATCTGGATACTGGGTAATCACCGGCTGATGTGCGGTGACAGCGGAAGTGCCGCTGATTTGGATAAACTGCTCAATGGCCAGCCGATTCATCTGGTCAATACCGACCCTCCGTACAATGTCTGTGTCGCACCCCGCAGTCAAAACGCCCGTGCGGCCGCGGCTGCCTCGGATAACTACACCGGCCAGCAAGGGATGGACGAAGCCATTCAGGGCAAGGCCCACAAAACCACTGACAAGATGCGCCCCAAAGACCGGCCGCTGGCCAATGACTTTGTGTCAGACCAGGAGTTTGTCAAGCTCCTGCAGGCATGGTTCGGCAATATTAAACGCGTCCTGATACCCGGCCGGTCTTATTATATCTGGGGCGGCTACAGTAATATCTACAACTACCCCAATGTGCTGAAGGAATGCGAACTGTATTTTTCGCAAATGATTATCTGGGTCAAGGAGCACCCCGTCCTGACCCGCAAAGACTTTATGGGTAACCACGAATGGTGTTTTTACGGCTGGTCGGAAGGCGCTGCACACCTGTTCTTTGGTCCGGCCAACATTACCGATGTTTGGAGTGTCAAAAAGGTCAATCCGCAAAGCATGATTCATTTAACCGAAAAGCCGGTGGAACTGGCGGTGCGGGCCATGCAGTATTCCTCGCAGGTCGGTGAAAACGTGCTGGACCTCTTTGGGGGCAGCGGTTCGACACTCATCGCCGCCGAGCAGACTGGCCGCAAGGCATTCCTGATGGAACTGGACCCGCCGTACTGTGACGTCATTGTGCAGCGCTGGGAGAAATTCACCGGCAAAAAGGCTATGCTGGAGAAAGCTGAATGATTCCCGTGTCCCTTGTTCCCTTAGAAGCCGCCAAGAATCTGTGCCGAAAGTGGCATTACAGCGATATCTTCCCGCCGCACTGTATGGTGTCGCTGGGATTTTATGACGGCCAGGGTCTGGCTGGAATAGCCATCTGGGGATGGGGGACACGGCCAAGGCATACCATACAGAGACTGTTTCCGTCACTGGATACCAAAGATTACTGGGAATTGTGCCGGATGTGCTGTCGGGATGATTTACCTCGCAATACCGAAAGCCAGATGATTGCAGGCTGTGTCCAGTGGTTTAAAGATAACCAGCCGGATAAACAGGTGCTTTTTACCTGGGCTGATGGGATTCGTGGAAAACCCGGCTATGTCTATCAGGCCGCCAACTGGCTCTATGGCGGCTTTATCACCACCGAGATTTACCTGACTAGCGACCATGAACCGGTCCATCCGCGATTGATGATTACCCGCTTTGGAAGTCGCAGCAAGGAAGTCTGGCGGGGATTGAAACTCAAGCGTGTTCGCGGCAGACAATTTCGGTATTGTACCTTTTTGTGCAGTCACAAACGCCGCAAGGAACTGCTGCGTGAAAGTACCGTCCAGTGGACAACCCGGTATCCCAAACATCCGGATTTGATTTGGCAGATTGATGCGGGCGAGGGGTCAAGAGAGACCCGCGACCTACCCAGGGTCGAGAGGTCGGGGCAGTTCCGGCAGTCCGCTTTTTCGAGCCACCGGCGGCCGGCTTCCAACCTCCGGCAAAAGACGCCGGAGCAGAGCATGTTATTTGATGATGTGAATCCGCCAACAGAAAAAACCACCCTTGAACAAGCGGTGGTTTGAGGATTATCCCATGACAGCTTTACGGAATAAAAATAGACCGAATAGAGAGTGTCCTGCATTACGGCAGTGGTTCAGAGTGCTCTTTGAAAAACGCAGCAATCTGGCTTTTGTCTTTTTGTCCCTGAGCGACCGCCAGGACAAAATCAACCAGGGCGTCATTATCCGGCTTGACGTGAATTCCATTCAGCTCCAAAAAGACAATGGCACACACGGTGCCGGTGCGTTTATTGCCGTCTACGAAGGGGTGATTCATTGCGATATGATACAGATATGCCGCTGCCATCATATACAAATCTTCGTGGGCGTACTGGCCGGCAAAGGATGCCTGGGGCATCATGACTGCCGATTCGAGAAGTCCCTGATTGCGAAGTCCGGCACTGCCTCCGTACCGGGAAATCTGGTCCGCATGAATGGCCGCTACGTTATCGAAGTCAAGAAAAACAATGTCCATCGGTTAGTCGGCAAGTTTCTTGAGAGCGGGACCAAAATCGCGATTGACTTTGTCCAATATTCGGTTCAATTTGGCTTGTCGGCTGCTGGGACGCAGAGGCGAAATAACCAGTTTATCGCCATTGGTAGTCAACTCCACCTCGGTATCGGGAGTCATCTGCAGCATCTCCATGATGGGTTTGTCGATAACCAATGCGTAGCTATTGCCGTGTTTGACGAGATTTTTAACCATAGTCAAGTCTCCAGTATTTCGTATATACATAGTATATACAATGGAATACCCTCTGTCAAGCTCATTTTTAAACAAAAATCCCCGCCGTGGGCAGGTGGGGACTGGAAAGTGGATATAAAGCATCTGTCATTAAGCAATTTCGAACAATCCTTTATTGGTCTTGCGAAAGCGGGAGTCCTTGCCTTTTGCCTTGATTTCCCGGATGATGGCCGAATAAATGGTCGCGGCCGGGGTATTGCCGTCGCTTTTCCACAGCCCCTTGTCAAATATGGCCTTGACCATATCGATGCAGTTCATCGGCGTTTTGGCCTCGGCCAGCACCTGCGCTGCGGCATCCAGACCGCTCAGTTTGCGTTCCCTGGCCGGGGGAGTGTCTTTATCTGTTGGTGCCTGTTCCTCTTTCTTCTTGCGGTGAGGTTTAGGATTGTGCGGTCCTACAATCCGCTGGGCCGAGCGGATAACGACGGGGTTGCCGCTGGCCAGCGAGACGGCCTCCCAACCCTCTTTTTCCGCCAGCCGCATAATCCTGACGGCGGTAGTGTGCCTGCCGACCTTGATGTCGTAGACGTTTCCGATTCGAATCTCTGTGTCTTTCATACCTGTTTCCTTTCCAAAATGGGTCTATTAAAGCGACAGGATGTCGCATTTGAGTTTCTCATCCAGAAAAATATTCATCGCCACGGCGTCTTCGGGTATTTCCAGGCCGTAATCTTTAAATTTATCGCACAGCATGTCCATCGCCTGAAAAACATATACCGCTTTGAAATACTCGCCTCGTTTGCACAGTCCGATCAGCAAATGTTCCATGTCGTTAATTGCGCCCTGTGCCGGATGTTGTTGTTTTTTTGCTTTCATGGTCGTGCTCCTTTCTTAGCTGCGGACTTCCAATCCCAATTTCTCGCCCAGCGCCCGGGCAACATTCCATGCGGTCTTTTCGTTGTCGAATGTGAAAAGTTGGTAATTGCATGGCGGCGTCACCTTGTAGATGGAATAACTATCGCCAACAAAATCCTTTTCGACCCGCAATTCTGTGACTTGTTTGTCGATGCCTTCAAATCCGCGTTTGCAATCAAAACTTCGTGCTTTCGTTTTCATGGTCGTGTCCTTTCTTATTTCTGGTTTTGGGCGTCGGTTCTGATGTCTTCTAAGGTTTCCCGAATTGCGTGTTCAGCCATGCCGGTCATTCCCGAAAGGGCTTCAATCAGGTTCTGCCGCAGGCCGGTCAAATCCCCGACGTGTCCCCAATTCAATCTTTCCGGGTTCTTTTCTAATTCTTGTCCAATCCGGTCCAGCAGGCTGGCGATGTCGAGTTTGGCATTCTGGTATGCGTCTTTCATCTGTTCGGCGTTTGTTTTCATCTTTTTTATCCTTTCAAAATGGATTGTTTGTGTTGATCGGATCAGGCCAAGAATGCCAAAGAACATCAAGCTAATAACTGAAAGATTTTTAATAATTCATGAGATTTCTGCATGATTATGGACAAAGCGAATTTACAATTGAACCCATCCTCTATGACACCTACCGAGATTGCCAAATTACTTAGCGCAGTAAGCGCTCAACAGGTGTCCATATCCATGATAGAGGATGCCATCCATGCGGGAGTTCCGGTCTCTGCAAGCGGCCATGTCAATTTGATAGAGTTGATAGCCTGGCTGGAACATGAATATCACGAGGCCCGATGAGTATTGATTTAAAACATATCAAAACAGCGAAGTTGGCTGCGCTGCTGAACTCCACGCGATTGGGCGAAGTGACCAGTGAGGCCCGACTGCGCAGAAATGTCATCAAGGCAGGATTGCGAGTCAGCGACGGCCGTACCATTAATGTGGTGGCGTATGCGGCGTGGTTATTGCAAAACTGGCATCAGAGATATTCTGCCGTTCAATCTGGCGGACTGACGGGTTATGAAGCCCGGAAAGAACGGGAGCGGGCCCGCTTTGCCCAGATGTCGGCGTCCGGACGGGACATCGGCGACCTGCCAGCCGTGGTCAATCCTGACCGCAAAGAGCGGGCTTCACGTGATTTTCGATTCTTCTGTGAAGCGTATTTTCCGCAGACATTTCGGCTGGCCTGGTCCGATGACCACCTGAAAATCATAGCTAAAATCGAGCAGGCCGTCCTTCGGGGAGGGCTATTTGCTATGGCCATGCCGCGAGGCAGCGGCAAAACTACCCTGGCCGAAACCGCTTGCCTGTGGGCTATTTTGATCGGCGCCAGAGATTTTGTGTGTCTGGTGGGTTCGGATAAAGACCATGCCATCAATATGCTCGATAGTATCCGGACCGAATGCGAGGTCAATGAATTGCTGTTGGAGGACTATCCCGAAGCCATTTATCCCATCCAGTGCCTGGAACGGATTGCCAATCGTGCTAAAGGCCAGACCTATCATGGATTACCAACCCGAATCAACTGGGTTGGTGATGAAATCGTCATGCCAACGATTCAGGATTCGGCCGCCAGCGGTGCCATTATCCGTGTGGCGGGTATCGAAGGACGAATCCGCGGCATGAAATACAAACGTGCCGATGGTAGAAGCGTCCGCCCATCCCTGGTGATTATCGATGACCCGCAGACGGATGAATCAGCTCGCAGTCCCATCCAAATCAAAGCACGTATGGAGACACTCAATGGCGCGATATTAAATCTGGCTGGACCAGGACAGAAGATTTCCGGGATTATGCCCTGTACGGTGATTCGTCCTGCAGATTTAGCTGACCAGATACTGGACCGCGACAAACACCCGCAATGGCAGGGGGAACGCACAAAAATGGTGTATGCGTTCCCAATCCATGAAGCCCTTTGGTCTAAATATGCCCAGCTCCGCAGTGAAAGTTTCAAAAACGATGGCGACGGCAGCGAAGCGACGGAATTTTATCGGCAAAATCGTGCCGCGATGGATGAAGGTGCCGTCATTGCATGGCCGCAGCGGCATAATACGGATGAATTGTCTGCCATCCAGCATGCGATGAATCTTAAACTCCAGGATGAAGCGGCATTTTTTGCAGAATATCAAAATGAGCCGATTCCGGAACAGCAGGGTGACGCTGACCTGCTCACGGCTGAACAGATTGCCGAGAAATTCAATGGATTGAGCCGTGGACAGATACCCATCGGATGCAATCACCTGACGATGTTTATCGATGTGCAAGGCAAGGCGCTGTTTTATGCGGTCGCGGCATGGGAAGATGACTTTACGGGCTATATCGTTGATTATGGTACATGGCCCGACCAGAAACAGCCGTATTTTACGCTGCGAAATCTCACCCGCACACTGACAAGCGTCTCATCGGCTTCCGGTATGGAAGGAATCATCTACGAAGGGCTGGACAGATTGACCAGTTTGCATCTTTCCCGGCAATGGCGACGGGATGACGGCGCTTATTTAACCATCGAACGGTGTTTAATCGATGCCAACTGGGGACAGTCCACCGACGTGGTCTATAAATTTTGCCGCCAGAGTCCTCACACTGCGGTGCTTTTACCCAGCCATGGGAAATTCGTTGGGGCATCCAGCATCCCATTTAGCGAATATGTTAAAAAACGGGGGGACCGCGTGGGGCACCATTGGCGAATTCCCTGTATGATTAACCGCAGAGCGATTCGTCACGTGCTCATTGACACCAACTACTGGAAGTCGTTTATCCAGGCCAGACTGTCGGTTGCCATGGGTGATCCGGGATGTTTGTCCTTGTTTGGCAAGACTTCGCGGCAGCATCAGCTGTTTTCTGAGCACCTGACGGCCGAATATTGTATCCGCACCGAAGGGCGTGGACGCATTGTGGATGAATGGAAGATTCGCGCCGGAAGTCCGGATAACCACTGGCTTGACTGTATCGTCGGTTGTGCGGTGGGGGCCTCTATCCAGGGGGCGGTCCTGTTTGCCGCTGATTCACAGCACAGGTCTCGCGTGCCTCTCAAACTATCTGAAATCCAGCAGAGGAGACGTTGTGAAAAATAAGCCCTATGAAACCAAACAACCTGCACCGCAAAGTATTGTCTGTCGTGATTGCGGTTGCGGGCATTTCTATACCCTCTATACCCGCCACAAACCCGGTTATATTTTGCGCATGAAACAATGCCGCTATTGCGGCAGGCGTATCCACACACGCGAAGTGGCCAATGGCCACGGTTGTGCTGCGAGAACGAACAGGGTTACGTAACTGGACATAGCCGCGACGAACGGTTCCCTGGTCGCTGCATTCGATAAACCATTGCCGCGCCGAAGGCAGGAAATTACATATCTGGAACAATCTTCGTTTTCTTCCTCAAATCGCGGAACGGTTTGGGCGCTCCTGCTAATAAATAACCTATAGAGGGACGCGATGTCAGAAGAATTAGAAGACACAATTAAAGAAAACGCACAAAGCCCTGCAAAGGTGACCGGTGATGCCGGTTCGGTGGAGCAGCATCCGCTGCCTGACCAGATTGCGGCAGATAAGTATTTGAAATCCCAGCAGGCCGTTAAATCTGTCGGTTTAGGGATTAAATTTACAAAACTCAGTGCCCCAGGAAGCGTGTAATGTTTGGTTTTGGCAAGAAAAAATCTCAAGCAACGACCCTCTCGGATACCAAGCCGCAGCGGTTTGGCATCCGCGCACGCTTCGATGCCGCCCAAAACTCCACCGACAACGCCAAGCACTGGGCGATGGCAGACCCTTTTAGTCCGGACCTTGCGGCAAGTCCGCAGGTGCGTGCGACCCTTCGCAACCGTGCCCGCTATGAGGTCGCCAATAACAGTTACGCCAAGGGCATGGTTTTGACCTTGGCCAATGATTGTATTGGAACCGGTCCCCGGCTGCAGATGCTTTTACCCGATGATGCGGTCAATAAAGTTATCGAGCAGATGTTCAAAGACTGGGCTGACGAGATTTCACTTGCGGCTAAGTTGAGAACGGCCCGCATGGCACGTGTGGTCGATGGTGAGACCTTTTGCATCAAGACCTACAATCCCATGCTTCGTAGCCCCATCAAACTGGACCTCAAACTCGTTGAGGCAGAGCAGGTGACAACCCCCTGGGATAAACTTTCCATCACCTCGCCCAACCAAGCCGATGGGATTGAGTTTGATGCCTACGGCAACCGGAGTTTGTACTATATCCTCAAGCAACATCCGTACTCGGCCAGTCAATTTTATAATGCCGGATGCGACATCGTTGCCGCACAAAATGTCATGCATCTGTACCGCGTGGACCGGGCCGGTCAAAATCGCGGGATTCCGGAGATTACCCCGGCACTGCCGCTGTTTGCACAGCTTCGCAGATATACCTTAGCGGTCATTGCGGCCGCAGAAACCGCCGCGGATTTTGCAGCGGTGCTTTATACCGACGCACCGGCCAACGCAGAATCGGCTAATATCGCTCCCTTGGATGTGGTGGAACTGGAAAAACGCATGGCTACCACGCTGCCGGAGGGCTGGAAACTCGGCCAAATCGAAGCCAATCAGCCCATCACCACCTATGCGGAGTTCGTACGCTCGATCTTAAATGAGATTGCCCGCTGCATGAATCTTCCCTTGGGTGTGGCTATCGGCAATAGTTCCCAATACAACTATGCCAGCGGTCGCCTCGATTACCAGATGTACGGTAAAACCATCGATGTCGATAGAAGTGACATTGAACTGACGATACTTGACCCGATTTTGATGCAGTGGCTGGATATGGCTATTCTGGCCGGTTCTCCGCTGCCGTTGTCTATTCGTTCCATTCAATCCTACCCTCACAAGTGGTTCTGGGATGGCCGCGAACACGTCGACCCGGCCAAAGAATCCAGTGCCCAGGAGACACGCCTGCGCAGTAATACCACCACGCTGGCAGAAGAGTATGCCAAACAAGGCAAGGACTGGCGACAGGAATTAGACCAGCGGGCGATAGAAGTCGCCTACTGTAAGCAAAAAGGTCTGACGCCCCAGGAAGCAGCACCCAATACCAGCAAAACAAAAACGAAGGAGGACGATGATGTCCAAGATTAATTTTACCTGTCAAGAGATGCAGTTATCTATTGAGGCGGCAAAGCCCGAAGCCAAGAACCGCACATTCAATATGGTCGCCTATACGGGTGGCCCGATGCGTGTGGCGGGTTGGTACGACCCGGTGGTCGTTGACCTCAATGGTCTAAAAATCAGTGCCCAGGCCAAGCCGATTTTCTTTGGGCATGAGCAAGACTTGGACAGTCTGGTCGGTCAGACCAATTCTATCAAAGTTAATGATGGTCAGTTGCTGGCCACAGGAGATATTCTGGGTGAATCCGACCGCGTCAAACAAATTTTAACGCTGGCCGACAAGGGCTTCAAATGGCAGGCCAGTATCGGCGCCCGGGCTGAAAAATCTGAACGCTTAACCGAGGACCAGACCGCTAAAGTCAACGGCCGCCAGATTACGGGGCCTGTGACGATTATCCGCAAGGCCACCCTGGGGGAAATCAGTTTTGTCATGTTAGGGGCCGATGACCAAACCTCGGCTCAGATTGCAGCCAATAAACACCTTTTACAGGAGATACTCGACATGCCTAAAGATAAAGTTGAATCAACCCAGGACGTAGCAGCCACCACTGCTGTTGAAGTTCCGGATATTACCGCTGAAATCCGCGCCAAGGCCGCGGCGGAACTAAATCGCATTGCTGACGTCCGCAAGGCGGCTGCCGGGAATGCCGACATCGAAGTCAGGGCTGTTGCCGAGGGCTGGAATGTGGATAAAACTAAGCTTGCGGTTCTGGAGGCCAATCTGGCTAAAGCCCCTGCGGTCCATACCGAAGTGCGTCTGGATGCCAGGATGATTGAGGCCGCGGCGTGTCTGTCGGCCAAGATGCCTGAACAGACCGTCCTGAAAGCCTACGGCGAACAGGCTACTAACCAGGCAGAAAAATACCGCAGCATCGGTATTCACGATTTGTTCCGGCTTATCGCCCGTGCGGAAGGTCGGGAGCTGCCGCAGATTATGGGTGATCCCAACGGGTTTATTCGTGCGGCCTTCAGTACAGTAAGTCTGCCGAATATCCTGAGCAATATCGCCAACAAGATGCTGCTGGAAGCGTATCTTAACCAGGAGAATTCCTGGCGCCAGGTGGTTAAGATTGCCAGTGTCAATGATTTTAAGACCCACAGCCGCTTCCGCCTGACCGACAATCTGATTTTCCAGAAGGTCGGAGCCGATGGTGAACTCAAACACGGCAAACTCGGTGAACAGGTCTTTACCAATAAGGCCGACACCAGCGGCATCATGTTCAGTCTCAACCGTCAGACCATCATCAATGACGACCTGGGTGCATTCGCTCAGATTCCGACGATGCTGGGCATCGGCGCTGCCGATGCGATTTCCGATGCGATTTGGACATTGATTTTATCCAATCCCGGCAACTTCTTTTCGGCAGGCAATAACAACTATGCCGCCGGGGCAAACACGGCGCTGTCGGTCGATTCCCTCACCGCAGCAGAACTGCTGTTCTTAAATCAGACCAAACCCAACGGCAAACCGCTGGGGATTCTGCCCCGGTATCTGCTGGTGCCCAATGCCCTGAAGGTCACGGCCAACTTACTGATGACCAGTGTCAAGCTCAACGAAGCGGCCACGGCCGGTTCACCCAAGCCGCAGGACAATCCCCATGCGGGTAAGTATGAGGTGGTGTCCAGTTCGTGGCTTTCCAATGCAACCATTACCGGCTACAGCACCACGGCCTGGTATCTGTTTGCAGACCCGGCACGGCTGGCGGCCTTTGAAGTGGCATTCCTTAACGGCAATGAAAACCCCACCGTTGAACAGGCCGATGCCGACTTCAATACCCTGGGGATTCAGTTCCGCGGCTACATCGACTTTGGCGTCAAGGAACAGGATTACCGCGCTGCGGTGAAAATGAAGGGTATCGCATAAGCGATTACAAAAAAGAAACTCTGTTTGGAGAATAAGATATGGCGATTAATGATGTCAAAACTCAGTTTATCCAGGATGGCAACAGCATCGACTATACGCCGTCGGGTGCGGTTTCTGCCGGGGATATTGTGTCTCTGGGCAATGTAGCGGGCAATGCCGCCTCATTTATCGGTATTGCCAAGACCGACATCCCGGCCAATACCCTGGGCGCTCTTGCGATTAAGGGGGTCTTTGAGTTCCCGACGGCGACAGCCCTGGCCACCGTGGGTACGAAGGTCTATCTGTCGGCGGCTGGATTGGTGACGACGACCAATACCGAAACACCGCTGGGCAGGACCGTGGCGCCTTCGACCGACGGTAATACCAGGGTCAAGGTCGCTATCAACGTACCGTAAAGACCCTCCAGGGTCATAAATGCACGCGAGGATAGTTTTAGTGATAACTTCCAAAGCATTTGTCCGCGGTGAACCGTTTTTAACTGAAAGCAGTAACCATGATGACCAATATGCTCAACACTGGATTAGATTATCTGGCCCAACAGCTCAAGGCCCATGCCTCGGAGCTGGTGACCTACAGCCGTGGGAACAATACCGTCACACTCGCTGCGGTCCTTGGAAAGACGGTGCTGGAACTTCAGGATGAGTCGGGGTTTGCGGTGGGAGCAGAAACCATCGACTTTATTTTCTGTTCCCAGGATTTGGTACTTGGCCAGCAGATTGTTACTCCGCTGGCCGGGGACCGGATTACCACCGGTCGGACAGTTTATGAAGTGCACCATATCGCTAATGAGGGCTGCTGGAAATACAGCGACCCCTTCGGTAAGCAAATACGAGTTCATGTTAAAGAGGTAGGAACAGTATGACCATAACTCCAAAATTAATTTTAACGGCCATTCCATTCTTGCTGCTGGCTACGGATACCCAAACCCCCATCGAGTCGGTAGGCGGATTAGCGGGCCAACTCTTAAAATATGGCGAGTTGGGACTGTGCTTTGCCCTGGTGGCCTATCTGGTCTACAGCAATTATTGCCTGATGGCCTCACTGAATCGATTGATGCAGGACAAGACCCGCCAAGAAGAGCGGCTGATTGCGGCCATCCATACCTTCTGTTCGGTCTGCCGGGAGCGGCCGTGTCTGTTGGAGGCAGGCGCCTTTAAGACCGAAAACCCCGACAGTATTGCCAAGACCCCTTCGGAGGAAAACCATGAATAAGACACTATTGTTTGGAATTATCCTGTTACTTCCGGCCATTGGTTTTGGGGCGTACCCCAAAGAAAGGCATGTCATGAGTCGGTATTTCGCAAAAATTTTCCATTCAACCAATAGTCCTATTGTTGTTTCAGATAATCCGGCCATAGATATTGGTTATCAAAGTTTTAGTTTTAGCTTTTGGTTTAATCCGGGCAGCGCGATTGAAAATTACGGCTCTTACGGCGATAACGTTATTATCAGGAGAATGCCGTTTAATCCTTATAACGAATACTTCATCCAGGCAATCCGTGACGGCAATGCGATAAAAATAAGTTGTTTTTTACTGGTTGTTGGTGCTGATTATACCGTGCTAACTGACCCGATTGTGCCAGACAATAAGTTCCATCACATTGTATGGGTCGTTGACAGGAAAGACGATGGAAGCGGCAGGATTGTGACCTATGTGGATTCTGTCCTGCAATCGCAATCTATTATCGCCCCGTCATTACAGGAAAGCATCTCCACTAACAGGAATCTTGAGATTGGATTAAGCGGCTTCGACTACGGGTTGGATGATGTAAGATTCTATCGCTCGGCATTGACGGCCCAAGAGGTCTCTGTGTTATGGAATCATGGAGTTGGAATTACCGGAAGCGGGTTGTTCTATGGCCTTCCAATCCCAAGCTGGCGGATGGATTTCGACGTATTTGAAGGCGACACAATTCAAGGGATAAAAGCCAATGGCTTTGAGCTCAATGGAACCAAAAGTTCCGCCATAACGCTGGTCTCGGGCGGCATTCCGCTGTCTATCTCACAGGGTGTCACGGCTCTTTTACTGGCCGATGCGGTTGTGGAAACGCTTAATACCGGCGATTGGAACCTGCCGTTTACGGCCATTCGGACCACATTGCCGTATTATGATGTCAAAGAGTTGACGATATTGAAGGTCTCGGTTGTCCCTCGGTCGTTGGATATATCCAATATCACTCGGGCCTCTAATGAATGTCTGTATCAAATTGACATCGCCATCCAGAAAGCGGTGGCCCATGTCAATCATCAGGACATCCATGCCTTGATGAATCTGGCATTGAATATCTCTAAATCTTTCAGGGGGAAAACCTATCCATCCCTGGATGCTGTTTGTTCCAAGCAGGCCATCGATCCGCTGTATCAAGCGGAACATATTGCGCCGCCATCGGTTTTTACAACCGTTGTCACGTTAAACTTTAAGGTCTTTGAATAGGAGAACCTTATGCCAATACCTTTAGAAAAATCCTATGCCGCACCCAATGCCATTTATGCCCCGCAAATACTGTTACAGTCGGCCATCGTCAATGGGCAACTGATGACCTCGGCCCACATCACCCTGCAGACGGCCCGAGTCAGTGAAAAAGGCGTTTGGGAAATCGCCCCCGGCCGCTCGGAGACGGTGGTGATTAACGACATCCTGAATCTTCCCGACGACCTATCCAGCCAGGCAAAGCGGATTCAGGACATCTATGGGGCTATCGTTGAGATGATTGGTCAAGTCAACGCCACCCGGAAGGTCTTATAGATGACGGTTTGGTTTGCACAATCCTCCAACGGCAATATCAATGATGCCAGCAAATGGGGTGATGCTCCTACATCGCCATCGTCCTATCTGACCTTTGACAACCTGGCCGCTGGGGATATTTTGCAACTCAACGGCAAGACAGCAATCAATATCAATGTGTCCTTTGCCTGTACACGGGTGTCCTCGGCACAGGAAGGCGGCCTGGGCACTGCCAGTGGTAATCTTGTCATCAGTAGTGGTACTATCACTATCGGAACCAGCCAGACTAAAACTGAAATTAGGGCAGGCAGTTCGTGTCCTTTGACGATTAGCGGTGGAACGGTAGTGATTAATGGAGATGTGACGGCCGGTAATTCCTATCACGGCCTGACCTTATCCGGTGACAGCACTTCATTGACCGTAAATGGTCGCATTACTGGCGGCTCTGCTCCAACAACTCATGGCATATCCAGGACCGGCAGCGGTACACTGGTGGTCTCCAACCCCGGTGCAGATGCCTTATATACGCCGCAAAGCGGTAAAGCGATCAACGACAATGGCGGCGGCGGAACCATCACCATTAACGGCAACATCAACGCCTATGGCACAACGTATTGTCTTTATACAACCAATTCACTGGCCACCATTATCGTCAACGGCAATGTCTACGGCACCAGCGGTTGCGGTATCTCGCACAATTCCGTGTCAGGTATGGGCGCCACGTTGACCATTAATGGCAATGTCACTGGCGGCTCGTGGGCATCCTGTTCTTATGCCATGGTCAGTATCAGTCAGTATGTATCCGCCACGATTTACGGCAATGTCACCGGCGGCGGTAATTGCGGCGCATACGGATTTGCCACAACGATGAATTCTCGTCCTTCTTATGTTTATGGAAATGTCATTGCCTCGTCGGTCTGTAGCGGCGTCTCTTCCAACAGTCTGGGGGCGGCCATTATATACATCCAAGGCTGTATTTATGATTCGCTCTCTGCATCTGCTTATTGCGGCGGCGTAAGACTCAATCTACCCAGCACAGCATCGATTCACCGTGTCTACGATTGGAGCGGCAACCCCGTCAATCTGCCCTTGCAGCTACCCCCTGATGACGTTAAAAAAGGCTTGGTCCACGGTGAGGTTGTCGGAACATTGCCGCCGGCCAGTGCATTTCGGCGAACAGGACGATTTGTATGAGAGGAGAAATTATGACTCAAGCACACCATTCCGGATGGCAATTACTCAGGCAGGCTGCGGCAGTTGACAGTCCCGCTATCAACGCAGCGACGATGGATAGTAAGCCATCCTACGCACAACCTATTGGCGCTGACACGATTAAAGGAATCGAACTTATCCTGGCTGGCGTCGGGGATGAAGAGGGAACTGTACAGACCAAGGTCTGGATGGGTAAACGCGACGGTGGTCCGGCCCGCCTTGCGACCATTATTACCTGGACCTTAGGTTCGATGGCAGTCAATCAAGACCCGCAGACCCAACAGCCGACAGCACTTGAACGCTATGCTGACACGGCGGTCGTGACATCCTATTGGCCGACTGATATCAAAACACCCAACAGCGGCAACAACATGCTTTGTGTCGTCAGTCTGGATGGCCTGGACTATGACTGGATTGCTGTCGAGATTACAGCAATGACCAATGTACAACGGGCTGACATCTTTATGGGGTATTTCGCATGAACGGTGCCGGACTGAACCAATCCTTAGTCAAGGTCAAGGCGTTATTTTTTGACCGAGAGATGGTGATGCGCTGTGTGGATAAGGCCATCCTGAAAAACCTCAACTATATCGGCGGTTATATCAGGCGTGTGGCCAAAAACTCCATCAAGAAGGCCAGTGCCCGTCATGCCGTCAGTACGGTAGGAAAACCGCCCTTGAGTCACACCGGGCTCTTGAAACAGCATATTTATTATGCGTTTGACCCGCAGGCACAATCGGTCGTCGTAGGTCCGGCGTTACTGAATGCCAAGGGCAAGAATGCCCCGCATAACCTCGAATATGGCGGCCGGACGAATGTCAACCACAAGAAAGTCTCCATCCGGCCGCGGCCCTATATGCGTCCGGCGATGGATAAAAGTCAAAACAAGATCGCTGAAATCTGGCGAGATAGTGTCAAAAAATAATATTTAGGAGAATCCATTATGGCCGATTTTGTACTCGGTATTAACGCCAAGATGTATTACGGCATCAATGATGCCGCAGTGTCTGCAATGACCGAGGCATCCAATGTCAAGGAAGTCACCGTCTCGGTCTTGGCCGGGGAAGCCGATGTCTCCACCCGGGCCAATAACGGCTGGAAGGCAACCGCTCCTACATTGCGGGAGTGTGAAGTCTCTTTCCAGATGATCCACAAGACCGGGGATGCCTTTTTCACGGCAATTAAAAATGCCGCCTTAACCAGCGGTACACTCTGTCTTGCGGCACTGACCGGTGAAAAGGCCACCTCCGGTTCATCCGGTATCCACGGCAACTTTGCCATCACGAAGTTTGACCGCAAGGAAGGACTGGAAGAGGCCATCACTTATGATGTGACGGCAAAACTGTCAAAATTCATCGCCTGGATTGATGTCGCTTAACAAGGAGAACCGATGAAAACATTTACCGATAATGCCGGAAAAGTCTGGACGCTTGTCTTAACGATTGACAGCGCCAAGCGGGTGAAAAGTCTTTTGGGGATTAATCTCCTGGAACCGGAAGCAGGGGAGCCGCCGTTACTGACACGGCTTGGGACCGATGAAATCCTGCTCTGTGATGTGCTGTACTGCCTGATTAAACCGCAGGCCGATGCACTGGGGGTTACCGACGAGATGTTCGGCCAAGCCTTAGGCGGCGATGTAATCTTAGCGGCACAGAATGCCTTCTATGATGAGCTTGTGGATTTTTTCCAGAAGCGGGGTCGGACCGACCGGGCCAAGGCGGCACAGACACAGCAGAAGATGATCAATCTGGCCATCGAGCGAATCACGAACAATCTGGCCAAAATCGATCCGGTCCAGAAAACCGCCGAGATATTTGGCCAAGTGTCTACCTCTTAGCGGGATTGATCGGCGTTGACCCCGCGCCGCTGACCTTGCGTGAACTGTGGTGGATGAGTCAGGCCATCGAATATCGTGACCGGATGGAATGGAATCGAATCTCGGCATTGATGTCACTACTGTGCAATATTAACCGTGACCCCAAGCGCGGCAAGGTATCGATACCAACAGATTTTAATCCCTATGCCCAAAACGAAACCAAAACCAAACGGCGTGAAGACGTCATTGAAGTCAAAGATGACCAATCCAAGGCGTTATTTAAGGCCGCTGTCACCGGGCAGGCATAGCCTGCTTTTATGCCGCGAGAATCCGTAGGGTAACGTTACCTTATGTAGCCGCGACGAACGGAAAATTTAGATTGTCACTATTATAAGGATAAACCATGGCGGGTAATTCTGGTGCCATACGAGCAGGTGCTGCATTTGTCGAGATATTTGCCGACAAAAGCGCCCTGATGTGCGGCCTTAAAGCCGCCGAGCAAAGCATTAAAAAATGGGGCCAAAGCATCTCCAGCTTCGGCAAAAAGATGATGGGCCTGGGTACGGCGATTGTCGCACCCCTGATAACCATAGCGACCAAGACCGCAGATTTCCTGCACGAACTGGAAGAGATGTCTATTGTCACCGGCATCGCGGCTGAGAGTCTCTATGCCTTGAGCTATGCTGCCGACCAAAACGGTGTGAGTATGCAGGGCCTTGTTAAATCCATGATCTTTATGCACAAAAATTTATTTGCCGTCCAAAAAGGCAGCAAATCCGCGGTGGAGGCATTTGGCAGGCTGGGATTATCGGCCAAAGATTTGGCCGGTAAAACCCCGGACCAACAGTTCCTGTTGATAGCAGACCGCATTGCCTCGATTAAAGACCCGACATTGCGGGCCGCACTGGCATTGAAAGTCTTCGGACGCTCAGGGGCAATGCTGCTGCCGTTGTTAAGCCAAGGGAGCGGTGCCATTCGTGCCTACCAAGCCGAACTGAAACGCTTGGGAGCCACCGTCTCCAGTGAAGATATCCAGGCCGCCGCGGGATTTTATAAGGAAGTCAAAAAGCTCTGGTGGGTCGTTAAAAACGGCCTGATTCAATCCATCGGTTCGGCTCTGATTCCAATGCTGCGCCAATGGGCCGAAAAAATGGTTGAATGCGTCGGCGCTGCCACCCGGTGGGTTAAGGAAAACCGGGGTGTGGTCAGTATGGTCTTTTGGTTTGGCATTGCCCTGACCACTGCCGGAGGTGCCTTGTATGCCTTCGGAAGCGGCCTGATATGGATTAGCAAGGTCGTTGGGTTGGTACACGCTGGATTTGCTGTCGTTCGTTCTGCCTTGCTGTGGCTGGTGTCTCCGATTGGGATGGTCATTGCCGCTGTCACTGCGGCCGTGGCGGCATTTTTGTATTTTAGCGGCTATGGCGGCCAGTTGATGGCCTGGCTGGGTAAGTGCTTTGCGTCACTTAAAGACGATGCAATCAATGCCTTTAATGGCATATCCAAGGCGCTGGCCAAAGGGGATTTGGGATTGGCTGCCAGGATCGCATGGCTGTTTGTAAAAGTAGAGTGGCTTAAGGCCAAGCAGTGGCTATTGGAAATCTGGTACTCTGTCAAGGAAAAGATGCTGGAGGTATGGCTTGCTGCAGTTTATGGCATTGTGGATGCCTGGTACACCACGGTGTATGGCATTCAAGTGGCATGGATTGAGACCGTTGCATTCCTTAAATCTGTCTGGATTGGATTCAAAGAGTTCTGGGGCAATACCATCGATTGGATTGCCAAAAAGATGATGGATGTATGGATATGGTGGCAAAAGCTCATGGACCCGAATTTCGACGAGAACTTTGCCAGGGCCTACGCCAATGACCAGTTTGACAGGGATCAAAACCAACGCGCTGAGCAGACCAACAAAGACCTTCTGGCTGTTGATCAGGAACGTGCAAGGCGCCGCCGGGACTCGCGGTTACTCTATGACGACCAGATGAAGACCTCCGAACAGATGCAGCAGGATGAAATTGAGCGGGCTAACGACCTGGCCCGGCAGAATATTAAAAATGTCGGGGATGAGCTGGCCAAAACCAAACGCCAGTTCGATGAATCGATTCGGAAAGCCAACGAACCTGCACAGCCCAGGTCTAAAAAGCCACCGGCCCCCAGCAGGGACTGGAGTCCCAGCGGATTGGATAAAGCATCCACCACCGGAACCTTCAGTGCATTTGGACTCAATCAGATGGGCGTTGGCAGCGGACTGATGCAAAAAATATCCGACTATACCCAGCGGACGGCAGAAGCCACTGAAGAAATCGCCGACCAGATGGCCGATGGCGGCCTGGAGTTTGGAAACTAATTATGGCCGTAACCATAGCAGAACGCTGGTCAGCCCGAAAGATAAGCCGGGGAACTAACAGGTTTGCCCAGGCCGAATACGTCATCACCGGAACCGATAGTGACACTGCCGCAGCCGATGCCCTGGATACCTATCTTACAACGAATTCCTTATTATACTGGGATGGCACCATCCCGCTTCAATCCAAAGAGATAGAACAGATT